TGCGCAGCGGCGTCGTTGAACGCCATGCTCGACGGTGCCTGCGATGCCGAGGTGAGGATGCCACTCGAACGCGTCCAGTTACCGAGCCAGCTGCTGTCGGTGCCACGCAGCGAGTTCTGGGCGATGAGGCCCGCCTGCTTGTAGCTCATCTGCGGGACTTGCCCGCCGTGCTTGGAGTCATCCACCAGCTTCTGGACGAAATTGGACACGTAGCTCGAGTTGGCACCCTTCAGGCTCGGCACCGTCGTGATCAGGTCATTGGTCACCTTGTCCAGGCTGTCGTTCGCGCTGTAGGCCTTGGTCCAGGTGTCCGGATCAATCGTCGGAGCCAGATTCTGCGTATTGCGCATCGAGGCCGAGTCGATCAGCTGCTGCACCGTGTTGGCTGTCGCCAGCCGACTGTTACGCAGCGCGTTGGTATTCGACTCCCCACCGGCGATGATCTGTTTTGCCTGGCTCCACGGCATGTTGGCGAAGGCACCGGTCTTCTCCGCACCGGGGATCTTCTTCAGCGAGGTCCAGATCTTCGAGAGATCGCCACCCTTGCTGTCGTTGTACATCGCCTCGGCCAGCTTCTCCTGGGTGTCAGCGTCGTACTTCTGGTTCTTCCAGTTGTCGCCAAAGAGCTTCTTGCCGTAGGTTTCACGGGACTCGTTGGTGAACTGGTAGGCGCCCATTGCGGAGCTGCCCTTGCCCGTGTCAGCGAGGCCAAGCTGCGGATCGTTGCGCGTCTTGTCGATGAGCTTGGTGCCGAAGTCATTGACCTCGCCCATCGTCTTCGTGGTGATGTCGACCGGCTGGCCCTTGTCGTCCGTCGGCAAACCATAGCGGCCGCCGCCGAGCACGACCGAGTAGGAGTTGCCGCCGAGCGTGCCCGCAGCACCATTGCCGCCACCCACCACTGGCGTAGCGCTCGAGCCTGCACCGCCACCTGCCACACCGGTCGCCGGCGTGCCGATCGGAGCATTCATGTCGCCGTACCCGTGGCCGCCGATGAAGCGCTGCGCATACTCCAGCGCTGCCGGGCTCAGGTCCGAGCGGCCCATGAGCGAGCGGCGTGCACCGTCGGGCGTGCCATCCTGCATCGCATCCATCGCCGCTTGAAGACCGGCCTGCTGGTCCTTGTACGCCGTCTGGTCGCGGTTGAGCGTGAAGGCGCTCTGCGAGTTCGTCGTGTTCGTGCCCTCGGCCGATTGCAGCTTGGAGATCACTTCCTGCTGCTTCTCGTAAGGCAGTGCCGCGAACTTCGGATCGTTGAGCAGGGCATTGGCCTGGTCGTGCTTGCCCTGAGCCGCAAGTGCCAACGCATTCGCCTGAATCGGTGCAAATGCGTCCCCAGCTGCGTCCCCTTTCTGCAAGCGGTCAAATCCATACTGGCCCTTCTGGACATTGAGGCGAGTCTGGTCCATGTCCAGTACGCCCTTGTCCAGATTCTGCTGCGTGGTCTGCTGCGTGAGCAGATCATTCACCTGCCCGTTCAGGTTCTTGATCGTCGCCGCGTTCACGTGCGACTGATCGACGCCATTGAACACCGCGCCGCTCTGCAAGCCCGCACGCAGGCCCGCCGCATCCTGATACTTCTGGGCGTTGAGCAAGGCCGCGGTATCGGCCTGCTGCGTCTGGTAATCCCCGAACTTGCCGAGTGCATCGGCCAGCCCGGTGGTGGAGTTGCCGATCAACCGACCGGCCGTAGCCAGCCCGTCAATCGAACCGTTGAAGTTGGGCGAATCCACATTTCGCCACGTCAAAACTGCCATTGGGTCTTCTCCTCTTAGGCAGACAGCTTGTTAGCGTTGATGTAGGCGTCACGATCCGAGGTCGATTGCCCTTCCATCACAGCGCGGGAGTTCGCCCGATCCGACAGCGAAGTGTTGTAGCTTGTCACCGAGTTCTGGAGATTCTTGGTGGCCAGCGACTTCTGGAACGCGAACTGATCCTTGGCAAGCCCAAGCGCCTTCAGGCCCGTGTACATGCTGGCAAGCGAGCTGAGGCCCTGAAGCCCGAGCTGAAACGTCGGCACGTTCATGCCCAGCGAGCCAGAGAGGGAACCGGCCCCGTCTCCGGCATTCGTCACCCCGGCGATGCTGCTGGTCGAACCGTTGCCGATGGTGCCGCCCAGGCCATCCACCACCGAGCCGCTCGTCGGAGAGAGCCCCTGTCCAAAAGTCTGAAGGGGGTTGTAGCCGTACACCGGCGTACTCGCCCCATTGCCGGCCGTGAACCCGTACTGGTTCGAGCCAACGTCGTTGTAACCGAAATTCAAATCCATGACTGGATCCTCAAGTGAAGTTGTCGCCTGACAGGTCGGTGTTCAGAGTCAACTCGCAGAAGTTGGTCAGGAGGTCCATAGACATCTGGGCCACATCACTTCCGGTCATCAGTGTTCTGGAAAGAAAGCTGTCTGCTGTCTCGTACACGTACTCGCCGTGCTGAGACGTGTCAGTAAATCCGAGTGGGTCGATAATTCCTTCAGAAGTCCCGAAGGTGTCGAACCATTGGTCTTCGACTGCTTTCTCCTTAGCATTGTAATCGGCCAACATATCCTGAGTCTTGCCCTGAATCTCAGCAACCGACTGCTCCAGGTAGCCGGCAACACCTTTGCCGACTGCCGAGGTGAGCTGCATGATGTTGGAGGCCGAGGAGAGCGAGCCGAAGGCTTCAGCCATCGTGGAGCCGCCCATGTAGGCCGAGCCCACAGCGATGGCCACCACCGCCACGATCGCCCCGACGATGGCACCGATCTTCGGGCCGAGAATCAGGTTGGCGGCCATCCCGATCAGCTTCATCAGGATCATCGCGGCGAGCGCATTGATGATCGAGCCGACGATCACCGCGGCCAGTCCCGTGAGGCCGACCGAGGCTCCCACCGCAGCTGCCGAGCCGAGCAGGCCGACCGACGGTGCCGTGCCCGTGCCCCAGGTGACCACCGAGATAATGATGATGATGATGATCACAATCACGGTGAACAATCCCGTCGCATACCAGGGCTTTTTCTTCACCACGTAGCAGTTGAAGACGAGATACGCGCACGCCGTCGACATCTGCGTGGCGTCAACCAGACTCATCTCCTTGTAGAGATTCGAGTGGATCGGGATGATGAAGCCCGACTCGTCGGCGTCGTTCAACGCATCCTTGGCCGAGATCTCGACTGACTTGCCGTTGTAGATCGTGTTGGTGTGCTTGAGCCCCCAGACGGCGATCGACTTCCAGTTGTTGTCATCCACCTGCCAGTAGAGCGTCACGTGATCCACGTTGGAGGTCTGCTGCGCCCCGCCGCTGCCGTTGTAGATCACCTGGTCATAGGTGTCGGTGCCGTTGATGACCCACCACAGGTCGCCCTTGTCGTGCGCCGGATCCTTGATGCCCGGCCCGGAATCGCCCGCCATTGCCGCCCAGCTGATCTTGAAGTTGATGTTCATGATCGGGTTATCGGGCGTGGCGATGGTGACGGAAGTCGCCGGCATCTGCGGATACGGCAACACGACCGGCGCCTGCGAATAGTCGAGCGTGCTGCCGGTGTCGCCGCCACCGCTATACGGTTGCGAGTTCAGCCAGTCGTCATAGGCTTTCTGGCTCGCCGCCGCTGCGTCGTACTGCGCCTGCCACGCCGCATACGCTGCCGGATCGGCGTTGGTCGCATCCATCAGCATCTGAAGGAACTGGAACAGGTACTTCTTACAAGACACCTCCTGCACGTTGAGCGACACACCGAACACCGTGTAGACGTAATCAAGGTCGCCAATGCTCTCGTTGTCGAGAATCTGATCGGTGATCTTGTCGTAGTCGCCAGCGATCGACTTCTTGAAGGCCTTCTTGCACAGCTTGTAGGCATCGGGCAAAAAGGCATCCCCGATCTCCCGGTTGTCGAGCCGAAACGGGATGAACGGCAGGAACTCGCCCAGATCCGACGGCTCCGAGAACATCGCATCGAGCGTGGCATTGCCCGTCTGGTAGTGGTAGATGAAGATCTTCAGCGCCGAGGTGACGCCGTTCACGATCGGCTGCGTGTCGACGCGGTAGGTGCGCGTCTGCACAACCGACTGCACGACCGTCGTCCGGGTCGTGGTCTTCGTCACGTCATGGCCGGCGTCGTCCTTAATGGTTTCCGTGGTCGTTTCGACCGTGGGTTCGCCATCGACCACTGCCCCCGTCTCGTCCTGATACATGATCGAGCGGGTGGACGTGGCGACCGTCCCGGCTGCTGTCTGCTGCACGCCGTCGTATTTCGACTTTTCCCAGACACCGTGCGTCTCCACCAGCGTGCCCGCTTCGGTCGACTCGCTCGAGCTCGACTCGTCGGCACGCCCATCCGAATAGCTGACCGTGGTGCTCACCGTGGTCTTCAGCTCCGGGTAGGCCGTGGCGACTGTGTTGGCGTCCGGCGTCCAGCCCGTGACATCCGGCCATGCTTCGCTTGAGCCAAGGGAGACAGGAGTGCCGGCGACGACCGTGCCCTCCACCCGGCCCGTGCTCGTCGTGTACACCGCGTAGAGGTAGCGGCCGTACTGGTCGAAGTTGTCCGGGACGAAGGAAGTGGTCGAGCCGTCGGCCAAGGTGATGACCACCTGGCCCCCGGTGTAGTCCGCATTCCAGTCGGTGTTGAGCAGCTCGAGCCGATTCTTGAGAATCCAGTCCTCGGCCCAGTAGCTCGCATCGAACTGGCCGATCTCCGAGCTTTGCAGGTTCACCGTCTCGCCGGCGTTGTACGGCAGCTGCGTGGCGAGCACGGCGTTATCGATCGAGTCGCCGTTCTTGATCGAGCCCGACACCTGCTTCATGTAGTCGTTGTAGCCCGAGCTGCCGTTCGCCCAGTTGGTGAAGTTGCGCAGCTTGATCCCCGGCCCGCCGAGGTAGGCAGCGGTGATCGACTCGCCCATCTCCTCATCGCCCAGCACCGCCCCCACCACCGTCGTCTTCAGGAAGTTGGCGCGCGTTTTCTGGTCGCCCGCCAGGTTGTAGACCGAGCTGGAGACGGCGGTGATTTTGTTTGAGCCGAAGAACCCCATGATTAACCCAGCGCGTTGTTGGTGATCACCGACTGGAGGATGCCGTTGAGCGTCGCATTCGTGAAGTTGTCGGGCGGCGTCAGGCCTTCGTCCATCGTCTTCATCGTGATCCACGCATCGGTAAAGAGCTTGGTCGCCTTGACTTCGCCATCACGCTTGTAGCTGACCACCTGCTGGTCGTAGAGCGCCTTTTGCTTGCCGACCGAGCCCGCCACTGCCTGACCATCGGAGCGCACATCGAGCGTCTGCGCACGGGTGGATTCCACCTGTTCCTGGATGAGCAGCTGCTGCTTGCCAAGGAGCGTCGTCTGAGCGGCGATCTGCTGAGTCTGGGTGGCGGCTTGCGTGTTCTGCGTGCCGAGCAACGTGGTTTGCGCCGTGCTCTGTGCGACTTGCGCCGGCAACACCGAGGTCAACTGGTACTTGCCCTGCGCGAACTGCATGTCTTCGGTGGCAATCTTCGCCTTCGTCAGACCATAGTTCGCCTTGGCCGTCTGGGCTTCGAGCTGCATGGCCGCCATCTGCACCTTGGCCTGCTCGAGCGCCACTTTCGCCGCGATTGCCTGCGCCTGTGCAGCGACGGCCGCCCAGTACGCCTGGTCCCGGCCAAGCAGGTATTGCACGGCGTTGGACATGGCCGCCTGGGTGAGCTCGATGTAGGTCTTCGAGTATTCAGCGCCGGTGATGCGCCCCTTCTCGTATTCCTTCGAGAGCTGCGCCTTCATGCCCTGCATGAAGACATCGAACGTGCCGGTGCCGGTGACTTCGCCGGTGGTCAGGTCCGCATTGGTGAGCTTGGTGAGCGCCTTGTACAGGTCGCTGTCCACGCCACCGGGGATCTCGAATTCATCCCCCGACAAATCGACGTTCGGGATGGTGAATGCGACATCCGTGGTGAGCGCGGTGAGCAGCTCGTTTGCATCGGTATCGACGCCGTAACTCATGATCTTTTCCTTGGTTCAAAACAAAAAGCCCGCCCTATCCCGGACGGGCTTTTCGAGGCACAGAGTGCGGCGATTACTCTTCCGAGTGCGCTTCGACCGAGCCTGCGGCGATTTGCGCCACCTTCAGGTTCTCGACTTCAGCGGGCGTGAGCGGCGGCAGCACTTCGATGGCGAACTCTTTGGCGTAGCTCGAGATCGGCGTGGTGACGCCAGTGCGCTTGTCCTTGACCGTGCGAATGTTCAGGAACCGGCGTGCGAGCAGCATCTTGTAGATGATGTGCGGCACGTGGTAGCCGCCTTCCGAGTACTCGCCGTAGGGCACGAACTTCTTGACCGTGCCAAGGTGATCGTTGGCGACCGTGAAGATCTCGCCCGGCAGGTTCGACTTCTTCGGGTCCAGACACTGGATGCGGATCCGCACCAGCTTCATTTCCTCGTCGTAGAGGTGCTGGCGCAGCGACTTGCGCTTGACCGGCTTGTCCTGACCGGCGAGCGGGTTGGCGGCGTGGACTGCATCAGCAGCCGGAGCATCGGCCGCAGCCGGCTCTTCCTCGCCATTCATCTTCGCCTCGATCTTCTTGCGAAGTGCTTCGGGGCCGATGTTGTTCGAATACGTGATGCCCATCATGTCGGCGCGAGCCTTGAGCATCTGGAGTTCGGTGGGCTGGTTGTCAGCCACATCTTGCAACGGGTTCGTCACGGTTTATCTTCCTTGGAGGAGGGAGCCAAGGAGAAGAGAGACTGCGGGGCAACCTCTCTTCTCGTTGGTTCAGCAGCGCAGCTTAGACGCGAGCCACGGTCTTGATCATGGCGATCCGTTCCGGACGCTTGACCAGGATGCCGTAGTACCACTTGATCGAGCTGAAGCCCGTCTCGCCGTACGGGTCGTCCTTGGTGGCCGTCTCGGCACCCGGCATCTTCGTCAGGACCGAGAACTTCACGGTCTTGCCGTCGGTCTGGAAGCCGATCGTGGTGAAGCTGTCGTCACCGATACAGAGCATCGGGAACACGTCGTAGTGTTCGACGCCAGCCTTCATCGACGTGCGATAGCCGGGGTTCTCGTCGACCGCCGCACCAGCGCCTGCCCAGTGCAGCATTTCCGGCACCTGGATGATGCGGAACTTGTCGACCGAGCCGATCTCGCCGTTCAACACGTTGCCGGCATCGGCGTAGTGCTGGATCTCGATGAACGCCTTGTTGCCGAACAGATCCTTCAGCGACTTGAGCGAGAGCGCCAGTTCCGAGCCGACGTACAGCACGCGGGTCGAGCCGATCACCTTCGTGTCTTGCAGGCGCGAACCGGTGATGATGGTCGTCGACGTCGGCGTGCGGTTGTCCGTCAGGATCTGGTCCAGACGCATCAGGTTCTTGTACGAGAATTCCGAAGCCGGAATCTCGGGCACAGCACCCGCTGCCGGCGTCACTTCGCCGGTGATCGTCGCATCCGACGTTGCAGCGCCTGCGTACAGGATCACGCCGGCAGCTGCCAACAGATCCTTCTGGAGCACGGCTTCCGTGATCTGCACGGCACCGTTCATCAGCTCACGCGAGAGGTGATCCTTCAGGCCGTCGTCGCTGTCGAAGTCGAGCGACTCTTGCGTGAATTCGGTGAAGAAACCGAACTTGTGGATCGAGCCTTCACGTTCCAGACGGGTGAAGCCGACGCGGTTCACGCGGCCGCCGTTTTCCGTCAGGAGCGGCAGCTTCGCCGTGATCGAGCCGACATCCTTCGACGAACCGTACAGGTTGCCGTTGGCGACCGTTGCGCCCGAGGCGTCGATGCCCTGGTCGTTGATGTTGCGGTCGTCGAGCATCGGCACATACTCGTACACCTTGATCTTCTTGCCGTAGTTCTTCGGCATGTTCGTGACCGACGCGAGGGGCATGAAGTACTGCTCCTTGCGCGCCGTGATCAGCGACTTCTTCAACCAGAAGAACGTGTTCATCTGGTCCGAGCCCGAGGAATCGATGCTCGACTTTTGGCCATCGGCCGGGGCGTTGTAGTTCAACATGGTGGGTCAGGTTCCCTGTATCAGACACGGTTCTCGAAAGTCTTGAGAAACTCGTCGTCGGACATTGCCAACGGGTTCACGAGCTTCTTGACTTCTCGGGGTGTGCTCCGCGTTGCCGCAGCAGCACTTGCCTGATCACCATTCGCCACAGTCGTCTTAGGCGCAGCTACACGAGTGGCCACCGGTTCCTTCACCGCAGCAGCAGCCTCAGCCGTAGCAGAAGCAGCTGTTGCCGTCGAACCAGAGGGAGGAGCAACGAGATCGTTGAACGCACCCTTGGCCTGCATCGCTTCACCGACAGCCTGGTAGGCTTTGATGAATGGCAGATCGGCACGGATTTGCCCCAAGGTTCGGAGGCGGCTCACTTCAGCTTCGATGCGGGCGTAGATGCCGTTTTCTCGCTGGTTATGAATCGCACCCAGAATCTCAGGGTCTTTCCACAGCTCTTCCTTTGAGGCCTGATCCCACGTCGAGTTGACTGCTGTAAGCGTCTGCACACCTTCTGGGGTCGAACGAATGTCGTCCAGTGCGTTGCGCAGATTCACTTCTTCGTCACTGACTTGATGATTTCCACCAAGGTAGTTTGAATCTTCGCTGGTATCGATCGACATCGGGTCGATCGACTTGTCTTTGAGCAGCTTCTGGATTGCCTTCTGGTCGCCGTTGTTCACATCGATCAGGAACGCGAGCTTTGCAGGGTCCATCAACTGCGCCGACTCCAGCATCATCAGCGTCTTGCGATGCGGAGTGATGTCCTGCATCTTGCGCGTGTAGTTCGCCCCCATCTGCATCAGCTGGATCGCTTCGTCGATTGAACGAAGTTCGATCTGTTTGCCGTTTGCCTTGAAAGGCGCCATCAAGCGCTTGTACTCGGACTCGTAATCCACAGCGACATTCTGACTACCGGCTGCACTGGAATCCCCTGCGGTACTGGCCGCCTTGGGGTCCGCTGCCTGGGTGGTCTTGCTCGCATCTACCGTCGTGGATGCCGCCGACTCACTTGCAGTTGCCGCGTCTTTCTTGCCGTCCTGTTGGACTTCCGCGTTAGCCTGAACGTTAACATTGTTCAGGTCATCTTTGCTAGTGGTCTGTGCGACTTGAGTGGTGTTTGACTCGTCAACGACTGCGGTTGCAGCCGTCTCACCTGCTGCTTCACCCGACTTGTCTTTGCCTTCGTCGGAGACTTCCTCAAGCTCAACACCGGGAGGTGTCTGGTTGAGGAAGTCTTCGTCGGACAGAGCAAGCGGATTCTCAACAACTACTTCTTCCGTTTGCGTCGTCATATTTACTCACCCGCCTCCGTGCGCAGTTCAACAAGAGCCGCATCGATCTGTTCGATGTCGCGTGCTGCGACTTCACCCATCCGGCACTGCACCGACAGCCAGCGCTTGAGGTGGCCGGCTGCCTGAGCGAGCGCCAGTGCATCAGCACGGTTCTCCGGCGAGAGCGACGGGTCGGCCGAGGTGTGCGCATAGCGGGCCGATTCCTGCACGCAGAATTCTTCGAGAATCAGCTTCTTGAACTCGCGGTTGGTGAAGAGCTTCTGCGCCATGTTCATGCGCTCGACGACTTGTTTCGTGTCGCTCAATTGCCGTTCGAGTTGGTCGATTTGGGCTTGGACTTCCGACATGGTGTGGTCCTTTAGACGTTCAAGTTAGGATTGAGGGAGGGGTCCATAGAGGGTTGAAAATACTTGGACCCCAGGGACATTTGCGGATTCTGTTCCGCTAAGTTATCTCGCGTGATTGTAGATTCCGGCGCATCGGGCTGTCCAGCGTTCGCCCGACTTTTCGTCAGTTCGTTGTACCCAACAGCGGCGTGAATGTCGGGCTTCGACTCGCCACCGTTGGCCTGCTTGCGCTTGGCGAGTAGCGCCTTGGTGACTTCCAGATCCTGGTTGCCTTCGGACTGCGCCTGCTGCTTCTGCATGTCGCGGGCGTGCTTGGTGCCCGTCTCTTGCTCGACGTAGTTGAGGTTGTTCAGGTCCGTCTGCGTACCGGCCATCTTTGCCTGCGCTTCGAACAGATCGGCTTGAGCCTTGTTCTTGTCGATCTCCGACTGAACCTTCTCGAGCTCTTTCTGCTGGAGCTGCTGCTGCATCGGATCGGGCTGCGGCTGGTAGTTCTGGATGCGGTGTGCCAGCTCAGGCATACGCTTCAGGCGTGCGATCTCCGAGAGGATGAGCGCGACCATGCCCCAGTCACCCTTGGGTCCGAGCGTTTGCAGCATGAAGGCCAGATCCTGCGCCTTCTGGTTGTCCACCTCGGCGGTGGAGATGTCGCAGATGGTGTCGAAGTTGCCCATCAGGTCATCACGCTCGACCGTGACGAATTGCTCGTTCGTGACGCGCACCACTTCCTTGTCCGACAGGAAGGCGCCATTCATCGAGATGACCTTCGTACCGATGTCGCTCATGCCCTTGGCGAGGCGGCGAAGGATCGCCATCTCGCGCTTGGAGGCGGCATCCAGTACACCCCGGATTCCAGCAGCAACGTCGCCGTATGCTTCCCCAGAGATGCCTCCGCCAAAGCTCTTCACACCGGTCAGAGCCTCTGCTTCCTGGTTCTGAAGGTTCAACATCAAAAGCGCTGACTGTGGCAACTCCGGGAACTTGTGCTCGATGAGCCCTTGCTGGACCGGGGTGTTCGGGTTGAACTCGTAGTCCTTGCCGTCTTCATAGCGACGGCGATTCAACGGGTCCAACATGCCCTTGGCAAAACCCTGCTGGCCATTGGCCGAGCGGCCGAGCAGGTCGATCATTCCGCGCGTCACCGCGCCCAGGATCTTCTGGTTGTCTTCGAGCAGCTCCGCATCGGCTTCCCCGAACACTTGCCGCTTGACCGGCAGGTACGGCACGACGATGAACGGCAGCTTCTGGTCGGGGAAGGGATTCTTCTCCAGACGGATGATGGTGTCACCGATCCACGTGCAGACGATCGGCACCAGCTCGCCCGTGCCTTCGATGTCGTAGAGGCCCCAGTATTCGTAGGCCACGACCTTCTTCCGCGCCTTGTCGGTGAAGTTGAAGGTGTCCGGCGTCTGGGTGGCATGGTCGGGGGAGGTGACCGTGGTGTTGCCTTCCCAGTTGACCTGCTCGAGGTTCTTGTAGCGGTCGCCTTCCTTCTGGAGCTCGGCCCGGTTCGTCTCGAACGTGACGATGGCGAAGAGCGCCTTGTCGAAGTCGCCGTCACAGGACGGGTCAAGGTAGAAGTTGCGCGGATCGATCACGTCGACCGTCGGCCGGTTCTCCACCAGCTGATCAGTCGTGATTGTCTGCATGCCGGTCTTCACGGCATAGGTCGGCTGCTGCGATTCGCTGTAGTAGTCGACCGCGGACTGACGCTCAGGCGCCAGAGCGCCATAGGCCTTCGGGTCGCTCTGTTGCAGCGAGATGTCCTGTTGCAGCTGCATGAGCTGCTCCTGGCTCTCGACCGGGTAGTGCGCGAACACCGGCACCTGCTGCTTGATCTTCGTGGTCACCCGCTTCCAGCCGAGGCGCACCACCGACGATCCTTCGTCTACCGTGCAGCGCACGTATTGATCGACGAACCGGACCCGGTTCATCTTCGTGCGGAACTGCCAGTTGAGGACGAGTTCGTTCTGCTGGGCCGCCTTCGTGTCTTCCCACGAACCGGGCGTCACCTGGAACAGTTTGTTTGAGCCAAGGAAAGGCTCAGAGAGCGCAGCGTAGCGCCACTCGGCCTGCCGGCGAATCAGCTTCGGCTGGACTTGGGAGCGGCCCTTCACCTTCGGGGGCTTGGCTGCGCCCTTCACGTTCATCAGGTCGTCCCACTTCTGGACCTTGGCGACGTGTGCATCGTGGGCGGACTTCGAGTTCTCGAGGTCGCCCTTGAAGGTCTGAATCGTGGGTTCGTTCTTCCAGGTCGTGAGCTTGCGCGCTGCCTCATCCGGCGTGCGCGGAAGCACCTGGTCAGTGCTGGTCATCTGCATGTCGGGGCCTTCAGTCGGAGAGGAGAGCGCGATCTGCGGTCAATTGCTGGCCGACTTGCACGAGCTGTCGGTCACGCAGTTCAAGAGTTGCTCGGAGTTCTCCAACCAGAGATCGGCCCGCTTCAAGAGATCGGTCGAGTTCGGCTGTATGGCTTGCGAGACGGCTGCACTCAGCGGAGCCGCCTTGGGCTTCACGTTGATAAATTGCGGCTCGGGCGTCACTGCGCTGCACGCTGCGAACAGCATCGGCACGCACAGCAGCAAGCTCAGTCGCGTGAGCTTGTGCGGCGGCCTCGAGTGCATCGGCTGCACGTTGAGAATCCTGGGCATGCGTCTTTTCCTTGTCCGCGACCACCGCCTTGAGTTGCTCTTCAGCGGCTTTTCTCGCGTCTTTCTCGGCATCCCATTTGGATTGAATCTCGGATTTACCGTGTTCCAATCCAGATGAGTAGCACTTCCAACCTGCTCCAGCGATGATTGCTGCTGGCAGCACCCCGTAGAGCAGGACTTTAGGTAGC